ACTGTGCAAAGAGTGATGTAGGATTTCATGTTTGGGGAAATGATAACACAGTTCGTTGGGGTCAAGGTGGTATGCTTAGTGATATAGATGATACTACTTTTGGGCATGACGGAGATGAAGGTGGAGGATCAAAACTCAACTTAGATATTCATGGAGATGATAATAAAGTTGCTGGAGTACAGAGAAACGGAAGTGCAAATGTATGGAGTGGACACACTGCAACAGTTTACATATATGCAGACGATAATGACGTTTGGGTAAATCAGAATACTGATGGAGTTAAAACTCTTACTATGACTTCACGAACAGACAATAATAGTGTAAGTGTAGAACAGACAGGATATGCAGCACATACAGGAACAATTACTTTAACAGGTACTTCTCCAACAACATTAAATTTACTACAAAAAGGAAACACAGCACAATCTTACAATTTAACACAAAATTGTGTAACTGTAGGAGGTTGCTCAGTATCGGTAACACAACAATGAAAGACGACGATTTTGGAAGTGGAATGGGAACAGCAATTAAATATATAGTAGCAGCTGGACTTATAGGATTCTTATTAAACCAGGTGTTATTTGCAGATGAAATGGTACATAAATTTAAAAGTCCTTCGTTCAATGGACAAGGCGTTTCTGCACACTATCTAACTATTGAAAATCAAGAAACAAGCAGAAAGAACGATGCTAAAGCAGACATACAAGCAGCACTCGACGAATTAGAAAGAGATGCTCAAAATACAACACTTGCTAGGTTTATGAAAAACTTAGAATCAAGAATTTATTCACAACTTAGTAGAGACTTGGTAGACAATCTATTTGCAGATGGAATAGGAACAGAAGCAGCAGGTGTCATAGAACTAGAAGGAAATATAATAGAATACAGCAGCGACGGAGTGACAGTTACACTCAAAGTTACAGACGAGGAAGGGAATGTTACAGAAATCATTATACCAATCGGTAGTTTCGGCGATTTTAGTCTCGACTCTGACGGCTAGTTGTATGCTGACTCCTGGAAAGGACGTCAGAGATTTTATAAATAATAATCGTCATACTACTGTTGAAAAAGGTGCTGTAATTAGTACTTTACATAATGCGGAACTTACAAATATTCAAAGAACAAGTAATCCCGCACCTGTTGTAGCAATATATAGCTTTCCAGACTTAACTGGTCAAAGAAAGAGTAATAGTACTTTTGCATTGTTTAGTACAGCAGTAACAATGGATCCTGCAAGTTTATTACTAAGAGCAGTAAAACACGCAGGAGAAGGAAAGTTCTTTAAAGTTGTCGAAAGAGCTGGATTAGATCATCTTACAAAAGAAAGACAATTAATTCGTTCTACTAGAAATAGTTTGGATGAAAAAGAACCTGTATTACCATTATTATTTGCAGGTTTAATATTTACTGGTGGTGTTATTGGATATGACACCAATTTAAAAACAGGAGGTATCGGAGCAAGATATTTAGGTATTGGGGCACAAAAACAATATCGTGAAGATACCGTATCTATTTCAATAAGAGTTGTATCTGTTAGTAGCGGAGAGGTTCTTATGGAAACACTTGTTACAAAGACCATTCTCTCGGTCGGAGTATCACAAGATGTGTTTAGATTCATAGAACTCGGAACTGAACTAGTTGAAGTTGAGAATGGAGTGACGAAGAACGAAAGCGTAACTATCGCACTTCAAAAAGCTTTAGAGACGGGAGTTTTAGAAATAATCTATGAAGGAGAGAAAAGAGGGTACTGGGAAACAGTACTAATAGGGGAAGAAAATGAAATTAGTGGGAGCTAGTCTAATATTAATGCTTATGTCAGTATTTACAATCGCAGCTGATAATGAAGTATTTATAACACAGAGCGGTACAAACGCTCAAATTGAAATCGATCAGATTGGGTCAGGAAATGAAGTTGAAGGTAATGAAGCAGCCTCAGGATCAAACCCTGTGAGTGACTTTAAATTAACTGGTAATAGTCAGAATATTGACATTGACCAAGTTGGGGATAACAACATATTTAGAGGAGATATTGATTCTTCTACTTTCACTGGTAAATTTGTATTTACTGGTAGTACCAATGAATTTGATATTCAATATGATGCAGATGGAAGTAATGTTTCTGATAATGGCGAAATGGATGTTACGGTTACAGGTAGTAATTCTGATTTAACAGTTACTGTTGCAGCAAATGATACTGCAGCAAACTTAGATTATGATGCAGTTATTTCTGGAGACTACAATGAATGGGTTAACACTATTGATTCCGACAACGTTACATTTAATGTAGATGTTAATGGAGACAATGGAACATTAAACTATGATGCAGACGGTTATGCATCTGGTAGTACAGGGCATACTTTTATCTTAGACCAAGATGGAGATTATGTTAACTATAATATTGATCAACAGTCAACAAGTGCTGTAGATTACTTAAACTTACAAATGACAACGAGTGGTACAAGCAGTGCAAATGCGAACGTTTGCGTCTATCAGTCTGATGGCGCTACATCTACAAGCTGCTGATATAGGCAGTATTAGCGAATTAAAGGGAGACGCCCAGATCAAGCGATCGGGCGAATCTCTTACAGCTGAACTAAAACTAGGAGTAGAATCATATGATGATGTTAGAACAGCTAATAGTAGGGTGGGGCTTACTTTTATTGACGACAGCGTTGTTCGTCTTACTGAGCATTCGAAGCTTATACTTGACGAAGTTATATTTGATCCAGATCCTTCTAAATCTAAAATCGGACTCACATTTGCATCAGGCACTGCGAGATTTATTACAGGAAAAATAGGTGGAATTAATAAAGAAAATATTAAAATTCAAACTCCGACTTCTCAAATCGGTATTCGAGGAACTGACTTTACTGTTACTGTTGACGAGTTGGGTCGTAGCTTGGTTATTCTTTTACCTGATATCAATGGGATATCATCTGGCGAGATCACAGTGGAGACCGCAGCGGGACTGGTCGTTCTTAACAAACCATATGAAAGTACCACCACATCCGTCTGGGAAACCGCCCCAGCACAACCAGTAACACTAGATATTACATTAGACTTAATTGACAATATGCTTATTGTTACACCTCCAGAAGAAGAGGTGTTTGAAGAAGATATTAATAATGTACAAACAGCAGACTTCTTAGACTTTAATGATCTTGATATTGATTTACTCAATGAAGATGTATTAGCAGAAGAAGATTTAGAATTTACAGAACTCGATATTAATTTTTTAGATGTTAACTTCTTTGAAGATTTACTAGAAGTTATAGAAGAACTCGACAAACTACGAGAAGGAAACGAAAAGAAAGCACCAGTCGCAGTTGGAAAAACAGAGATCGAGGGAACAATAGTTGGACAAGATCCAAACACACAGATTATTACTATTGTAGATGCACAAACAGTAAGTGTACAACGACAAGTAAATGACTTTGCAAAAGTTGTTGTAGATTCACAAGCAGGTACAAATATTACTATTTCACAAGATGGAAAAGAGTACCTTATTACTATTAATAAGGGCGGAACATCTAATATAATTATAAGGCAACAATGATAAGACTACTCATCGCAACAGGATTAGTTGCATTATTTATTTGGAATCCATACCCATTTCAATACTTAGAATTGAAAGGATATGATACTCTTATTATGTCTACTGAACCAGTACAAAATGAAAATATACTTATTGTAGATTTGGATGAAGACTTAGTAAAAGCTTACGAAGGATATCCACTACCAAGAAGTTTATATGCGGAACTAATACAAAAAACAAATGCAGTTCCAGGAATTACAGTCTTAATGCCCGATGCAGATATTCGAGGCAAAGAAAACGACAATTTATTTAGCAGTGCTATGCGTGAAATACCAACAGTATTAGCATCTGCAGCTTCGGCACAATCAACCGAGCAAGGCTTACATGTAGGCACAGCCCAATTAGGGGAGGATCCATTACCATGGCTATATCAGTATCAAGGAATTTTACGTACAGAGTCTATTCTGGAGTTAAACAGAAAGGGACTAGGGCTAGTAACCGCTACGCCGGAAATAGACGGGGTTACTCGTCGTATTCCCCTAGTCGTAAACGTGCAGTCAAAACTTTACCCAGCTTTCGCCTTGGAACTCTTAAGACTCGCAGTAAACGATCCTTCGTACCAGCTAAAAACAACACAAGAAGGTATTGATTGGATAAGGGTTCCTAGCTACCCTTTAATGAAAACAGATGCAAATGCTAGAATATTCTTAGATTGGAACACAAAGTTCTACAAACAGACTGGACTTGAGTTTTTAGAGAGTCCAATAAATGCACCTTTTGTTATTTTTGGAGTAACAGCAGAAGGTGTAGTTAATCCAACTCCAACACCAGCAGGTTTAAAGTACCCACATGAAGTTCAAGCAAATATTTTACATAATCTTATTAACGGTTCTGCTCCTTCTACCCCTAGTTGGGCTCCGGCAGGAGAGTTACTTGGCCTTACACTCGGCTTATTACTTGTTGCCTTAACAGTTTCATCCATTTACATTAGTGCGCCTGTAATATTTTCACTAATTGGTGGTTCAATGTTCGGCGCCTGGTACTTGTTTCAATCTTCTTACTTGTTTGACGTCACAGGCCTTATCATAATCTGGTTTTTATTCTGGAGTATTGAAAGTTTCCGTAATTTCATTACGCAATATTTGCTCCGATTACAAATTAAACAACAATTTGGGACGTACGTTAGTCCAGACCTCGTGAAAAAATTACAGGACGACCCAACATTACTGAGATTGGGTGGGGAGACAAAACGACTCACTTTTCTTTTTTCAGATATTCGAGGATTCACACCAATTTCTGAAAAATACCAAAAAGATCCACAAGGTCTTACAAAATTAATCAACCGATTTTTGGATAATCAAACCGAAATCATACTAAAACATGGCGGAACCATAGATAAATACATGGGAGACTGTATTATGGCTTTCTGGAACGCACCACTTGACATCGATGATCAAGAAAGAAAGGCCACAGAGTGTGTACTCGAGATGCGAGAAGCACTAGGAGAATTAAATGAAAAACTTAAAGAAGAAAATCTTGACCAAATCAATACTGGAGCTGGAATCAATTCTGGCTTATGTGTTGTCGGCAATTTTGGTAGTAGTAGTCGTTTTGATTACTCTGTCTTAGGAGATGCTGTAAACTTAGCTGCTCGATTAGAGTCTTCATGTAAGAACTACGATGTCGATCTTGTCATATCTGAATACAGTTTAGTTGACGGATATGACTACGAATTCTTAGATGAAGTAACGGTAAAAGGCAAGTCGGAACCAGTCAAAATATACACCATCAGAAAATAGTACTTGACACTTCTCCTCACTTTTGATATAATTATGAACATAAGAAGAAAAATCTTCAAGAATATTAGGGAATTCAATATGGAACTTAACGAAGTCGCTGCAGATTTAGCGAAACATGAAGCTGTGTGTGCAGAAAGATGGAATCAATAATGATTGGAGTCGCAGGCACTCTAATATTAGGAGGTGTATCTACTATTGGAACAATAGTAATGATGCACAGTTAAAGGAAAAAGTATGCAAAAAGACTACAAAACAAAAGACATAAAACCCTCACATACTAAAAAGAAAGAAAAAGTACTTCCTATTTTTAAAAAGAGAAATCATTGGTGTTTCAGGCACAACGGAGTACTACATAAGTTAGACTCTGAATCTGAGGCGAAAGAAATGTACAAAGCACTAAATTAATATGAGCAATAGTATAGAAGAAGCTTTGAAAAAAGCAGTTGAGAAAACAGACTCAACAAAAGTCGTTGACGGAGAGGGTGCAGAGCCTTCACAAGAGCTTTCTAAAAGAGTAAAAATACTCATGGCTAGAAAGACAAATCTACAACGACAACGCAGACAAAAAATACCTAAAAAACTGAGATGAGTAAAAAGCTTTCCCACGAGGAACGCTATAAGATCTGCAAAAACTGCCCAAACCTAGACAAAAGGTGGAAGGTCTGTAAAGTTTGTAATTGTTTTATGCCCCTCAAAACTAAAATAAGATGGGCAGAGTGTCCTGAGGAACCTCCTCGATGGACATAGGGAGAGAGCATGCCTTACGGTAAAGGAACTTACGGTGGAAAGGTCGGAAGACCTAAGAAAAAGAAAAGACGTGGCAAGAAAAAGAAAAAGTAGAAGTGTTCGAACAATCACGAGATGAAAATCTAAAAGAGATAAGAGATAAAGAACGTCGGTTTGCTGACTGGGCTTTAAAAAGAGTATCTCAAGGTGATTTTCGGGAAAATTATTATAAACTATTAAAACAATACGAGGAAGAAAATGGTAGAATGGTTAAAAATTAAATGGTTACAATTATGTGCCATTGTCTCAGGACAAGATAAAAACTGGGACGGTCAAGTGGATATCAAAGATAAAATGATGGAAGCTGAAGAAAAGGCTAAAAGCTAAAATTCATTAGCTAAGTCATATAAGGACTAGCATGAACAGAAAAGAAATTATAAACGAAATATTCGGAGTAGTACAGCTATCCCGACAATTTTGTGATGCTCTAGAAAATAAACTTATGTGGAGTCAAGAGCTTAGAGAAATATTAAACTCTCCACACACTAATAAAGAATTATTAAAAACTCATTTAAAAAATGGGACAGAACAGGGATAACCTGTTTAGGAAAAGAAAATGGCAAGAGGTGGATTTCTTAGCGGACCAAGTGTACATGGTACATCAAAGTTAGCTAAACATAAATTAAAAAGAGGTGTCACTAGAGACATGAACGCAGCTGCAGGAAACTTTGTTAATACAAAGACTCCTATGTCCACTCCAGGTGGATTCTACGGAGCTGCCCCGAAAGCAATCGGACCAAGATTCGGCAAAACAGTCAACCCTAAAAGGGCTAAATTTGGCAAAAAAGGTGCAGGTCGAATACTACGTAGAAGATAAATATTATACATAAAGACTTTCATAAATTTATGAAAGCAGGACGACTACAATACGTCGTGAATATGATACACAATGGCACTAACGACAGCAGAAAAAGCAAGGCTAAAAAGGGCAGGACTCTCAAGACTAAACAGTCCAAAGAGGACTCCTAAGCACCGAACAAAGAAAGCAGTTGTAGCTGTAAGAGTCGGTGGCAAAGTGAAAATCATTCGCTTTGGAGCGCAAGGCATGGGGCATAATTATAGTCCAGAAGCCAGAAGAAGTTTCAAAGCGAGACATGGGAAGAATATCCGTAAAGGCAAATCTTCCGCAGCCTATTGGGCAAACAAAGTATTTTGGGCAGGTAAAGGTGGTTCAAAGAAAAGACCACCTGCGTCCCAAAAAAGAAAATTCGGAAAGAAAAGATGATTAGAAATTTTATAGATTGGCACAAGGATTATGTTAAAAAATTCCAAGACAAATACAACATATCCGATTACAGATACTTATGGATTGCATTTACAAAAGGAGTGCTCCTAACCTTATTATTTACTTGGATATTTTAAAAGATGACAGTACCTAAAGTAATAGATAAAAGAGTAGTATGGTTAGATGGACTATCTTTGCATGCTGCAGAAGTACTTAAAAAACTCAAAGTAAGAGAAATCAATGGAATAACTCCGTCAGAAGCGGAAAAAGAAATTGTGGATCTCTGCGGCGGCTTCCTATACCTTTTAGAACTTTCAAAAGAATACGGACTTTTTGATTCCGAAGACCCCTTTAATTTATTTGAACAAGAGACCCTACATTGATAGAAGTAAGCCGTTCCGACGTAGTGCAAGACTACTTAATGGAACTCAATCCAGAAACAAGATTTATTAAGTTACCTATAGACGGGTATCTTGATCTATTAAATGTAGTTCCAAACACTTCCCAAACTGCACTTATTAATGCAATCAACAACCCCAAATATCGTTTCGTCTGTGCAGCAGTATCACGACGACAAGGTAAAACATATATAAGTAACATTATCGGACAACTAACTTGTTTAGTACCAGGTTCACATGTATTACTTATGTCACCTAACTACTCATTATCTCAAATATCATTTGACTTACAGAGAAATCTCATCAAGCATTTTGATTTAGAGGTAACACGAGATAATGCAAAAGACAAAGTTATTGAACTATCAAACGGTTCTACTATACGAATGGGTTCTATAAATCAAGTAGACTCAGTAGTGGGTAGAAGTTATGATTTAATTATATTCGATGAGGCAGCCTTAACAGATGGCAGGGATGCGTTCAATGTTGCACTCAGACCTACACTAGACAAAGAAAACTCAAAAGCAATTTTTATATCTACTCCTCGTGGTAGAAACAATTATTTTGCAGAATTCTACTACAGAGGCTGGTCAGAAGAGTTTCCAGAGTGGTGTAGTATAAAAGCAACCTATCATGAAAACCCAAGAGTTTCAGATGCAGATATTATCGAAGCCAAGAAAACAATGTCCCAAGCAGAATTTAATCAAGAATATATGGCAGACTTTAATGTATTTGAAGGGCAAGTTTGGGCGTTTAATCATGAAGAATGCACAGCAGATTTAACAGAATTAGATACTAGTCAAATGGATGTCTTTGGAGGACTTGACGTAGGTTATAAGGATCCTACAGCATTTTGTGTGATTGCATATGATTGGGATAAAGAAAAGTATTATTTAGTTGACGAATATATGAATGCAGAACGTACTACAGAGCAGCATGCCATGGAGATAAAAAAATTAATTGATAAATGGGATATTGACTGGATTTATATTGATTCTGCAGCTCAACAAACAAGATACGATTTTGCACAAAATTATGATATTAGTACTATTAATGCAAAGAAATCAGTACTAGATGGAATCGGACATGTCGCAGGAATTGTAGATAATGATGACCTCATTGTAGATCAGAAATGCAAACAAGCACAAATGTCATTAGATCAATACCAGTGGGATCCTAACCCTAATTTAATGAAAGAAAAACCAAAACACAATATGTCATCCCATATGGCTGATGCATTACGATATGCATTGTATACATTTGAAACTACAGCCACTACGTTTTAATAAGACCTGTAAAAAACAGTTCTTGACATATGATGTGAGAAATATGAAATTAAAAAGAGATTTAGTTAAATATGTACGAGATAAAGCTAAATCTAAATACAAAAAACAAAGTAGTTGTTATATTTGCGAAAGCAATATAGACTTAGACTTTCATCACTACTATGGACTAACCGAATTACTAGAAACTTGGTTGAAAAAAGAAAAATATACTATAGAGAATGAGCAAGACATACTAGCACTTCGAAAGTCCTTTATTGATGATAACTGGGAGAAAGTGTACGATTACACAGTAACCCTCTGCCATAAGCATCATTTACGATTACATTCAATATACGGAAAAAGACCCAAATTGATCACAGCAGAGAAACAAAAACGTTGGGTCGAGAAGCAGAGAGACAAATATGGCATGGTACGATAGATTATTAGGTAGAACTCCTGACACTGAGGAAAAACTTAACCCTGCCCAATATGTTATTTCCCGAAACGAAGGTCTAACAGTAGATTCTCGTGAAATTGTAGGCAATTATCGAAGTGCCTATGAACAACTAGAAATTGTGAATAGAGCAGTCAATATGATTGTTGATGATGTCGCAGACATACCTTTCACACTAGGAAATCAAACACCCGGCACAAACAATATTGTAAAAAATATAAGAAGATCAAAAGTCGACCTTTTAATCAATAGAGAACCAAACCCTTTTCAGGATATTAACTCTTTTAAAAGAAACTTAATTATTGATTTAATGCTTGATGGTAATATCTTTATTTATTTTGATGGAGCACACTTATATCACTTACCAGCAGATAAAGTAAGAATAGAAACAGACCCAAATACTTTTGTTGCAAAATATACATATGAAAATAGTTTAGATTATAGTCCTAGTGAGATTATACATATTAAAGAAAACAGTTTCAAATCAATTTATAGAGGTGTACCAAGACTAAAGCCTGCATTTAGAACTATGCAACTTTTATCAAGTATGAGAACTTTCCAAGATAACTTCTTCAAAAATGGAGCAGTTCCAGGACTCGTACTAAAATCACCAAACACACTTTCAGAAAAAATTAAAGAAAGAATGTTACAGGCTTGGGTTGCAAGGTACAATCCACAATCTGGCGGTCGTCGCCCATTATTCTTAGATGGCGGACTAACAGTTGAGAACTTAACAGAAGTAAATTTCAAAGATTTAGATTTCCAAGAAGGAATCAAATCAAACGAAAGAATTATACTAGAAGCAATGGGAATACCACCCATTTTACTAGATGGCGGTAATAATGCTAATATAAGACCTAATCATAGGCTTTATTATTTAGAAACAATTTTACCAATCGTAAGAAAATTAGGGTATGCGCTAGAACGATACTTTGGTTTTGCAGTATCTGAGGATGTAACAGGAATACCTGCTTTACAACCAGAACTAAGAGATCAAGCAGCATATTATGCTACTCTTGTAAATACAGGGATTATGTCCCCGAACGAAGCAAGAGAAGCTTTAGGAAAAGATCCAGTCGATGGATTTGATACTCCTAGAGTTCCTGCTAATATAGCAGGTTCAGCAGCAAATCCCGAAGAAGGAGGTAGACCTCAAGAGGCTGCCCCAAGCGAAGAGGAATAAACAAATGACAAAGAATATGATGGCTAAAGCATTATCCGATTTTTTCGTTGAAGAAGGAGTCGAAACTATGGATTTGGCAACCTATAAAGGTCATGGTACTGATGTACCTGTTAAAGATTATTTGCTCAGAAGAGCATTTGGATCTTGGAACAGAGTTTTATCAGCTATGAAGAAAAGGCATCCAATTACTGTAGCGGTAGCTCCAGAACCTTCTCCAGCACCAAAAGCTCCAAAGGCTAAGAAAGCGGAGAAGAAAGATGTCAAGTAAAATTTATCATTGGACTAGCACTTTTAAATCACTAG